AATAGAGCTCGATAAGCCGGAATTTGGGCTTGGTGGCGGTCACCGAGTCGCCTTCGCCGACCCAGTAGCTTTGCACGCCGCCCCAGCGCGAGCCGGTCACACGGCTCGTCTCGTCGATGCCGGGCACTTTGATGCCGGGCCCGGTGATCGGCAGGCGGAAGACGCGCTTGGCGATCTCGCCCATATCGTAGGCGCGCGTAAGGATCGTCGAGGAGAATTCCGGGGCGATCGTAAAGCCGCCGCCCGAGGGGTCGGTCTCGCCCATACCAGCCGGCGCGCGGATCAATCGCGCGTCGACGGGGCCGCCGGCGCAAGCGCGCGCGATCGCGATAAATTGCTCGCCGCTCGACTTCCAGCCGTCGGTCGGGATGAGCTCGCCGCCTGGTGCGAGCTCGGCGCGCGCGCGGCCAAGCTCGATCGTTTTTTCGACGCGCGCAATGTCTTCGTCGAGCGACTCGATCTCGCTCGCCTTGGCGTCGAATCTGCGCTTGTCGGGGTGGTTTACGAGCTTCTGGAGTTCGTCATAGGCAGCGGCTCGCTGCTGCTTCAATTGATGCAGTTTCGGTCTGGGATCCATTTCCTAGAGTCCTGGAGGTTTTCACCGCAGAGAGCGCTTGGGGAGTTCGCCAGAGATCCGAGCCGGCTAAGGACGCCTCTGCGGCGCGCCCTTTGCGTTCTCTGCAGCGAAAGCGATTTCGAATTAGTCGGCGGCCGCGAGCTCGGCGAGCCGCTCGAGGCGCTGCGCGCGCTCGACCGCATCGGCGGCGCGCTCGCCCTCGGGGTTGCCGGCCGGGTCTTCGTCGCCGACATCGACCAAATCCAATGCCTTCTTTAAGGAGCGCATGCATTCCTTGGCGTGGAAATGCGCCGCCTTGACGTGCACGATGTGCTTGGTGTGCGCATCGGGATCGTTGGCGTCGGGCTCGTCGCCATCGGGCTCGTCGTCCGCGGGTTTGCCGGCCTTGATGCCGGCGGCGCGCAATTCCGCGCGCACCGCGCGCTGGATGAGCGCGATGATTTTCTTGTCCTCGTCTTGCGTAATAAGTCCTGGTCCGTGCACGGCGCACTCCTCGGGGTTTTTAAGGCCACACTCTTCCTCCGCCTTGCGGCCGCAGTTCGCGACAAAGCCGCCGGCCGAGGGGTCGCTTTCCGACATGCCGTCGCTGCCGCGCGCGCCCACTTGCGCGAGCACCGTGGTCGCCCACTCGACGAGCGGTGAAAGCAGGATGCCTTTGGCGCGCGCCTCGATCAGCGCGTTGGCGTTGGCCGGCACCGGCACGACCGAGATCTCGAGCAGCTCTTGCCGCTCAAAATCGATGCCGAACGGCCGTTCCTTGTCCTTGGCGAAGGAATATTCGACCGGCATGAAGCCGACCGAGACGGCGTTGATAAAGCCGCCTTTGACGAGGCGATAAATCGTCTCTGCAAACGGGTAATCCTCGGCCGGCGCGAATTCGATATCGCCTTTGAGCTTGCCGCCCGCGATGTGGACATTCGACGCGCGGCCGATCGGCGGCGAGCTGGCATCGTGCGCCCACAGCGCTACCGGGTTTTTGGCAAAGCTCGACCAGTCCCAGCCATCGGCGGCGATCGTGTCGCCCATGCGGTCGACCGAGCCGTCGGAGAACGTAAAGCGGAATTTGCGGCTCGCATCGTCGAGGAGCTCGGGCGGATCGACGCTGACGCGCACGACCGGGTGCGCCCCGGGCCCATGCGGCGGCTCGACGCCGGTGCGCAGCGCAGCGCGGAACGCGTCGAGGGAAAGCAGCTCGGTCATGTCAGTGCGGGATGCCGGCCAACAGACGGATGAGGCCGAGGAGGTCCCTAAACGCGGTGGCGAGCGTCGGCAAATCGAGCTGACGCCTGGCGAGCTCGGCGCGGCTGTCGAGATCGCGTAGGATCCGCGACAGCTCGGCGCCGAGCGGCGGGCTCGGCGGTGCGGGCTCAGCGGGAGCCGGTGCGGGCTCGGCGGGCAGCGGCGCGTCCTCGGCCGCGACCGCAGCGGGCACCTCAACCGGGTCGAGCGTTACGCTCGCCAGAGTCTCGGTCGTTTCCATTCGGGTCCTCGGTAGGCTGGAGAATTCCGCAGGCGATCTGCCGGCGGCGGCGGGCGCTCTCGCGCTTACCGTCGGGCGGCGCGACGAACGGGCTTAGCAAGCGGTTGCGCGTGCGCGCCTCGCGCGTGAGGTAGCGCCAGCGCAGGCCGGGCAGCATCACGAGCCCAGCTCGCTCACCTCGGGCGGGTGAAAGGCGGGCTCGGGGCTGTAATTGTTGGGCGGCTCGCCGGCGCAGGCGGCCAAGACGCAGGCGAGCGCCAGCGCCAGCACGAATGCTTTCATTCCAAAAGTCCGTTTTCGCTGTGAGAGGGTTTCAAATCGGGCGGCGTAGGCTTTACGAGCCGCCCCGCTTAGCCTTTACAATCGGGCGGGCGCCCATGCGGGGACCCGCGCGATCTGTGGGATTCAGACGCTCGGGCTCGGGACGTCGTCGGGCGGCAATTCCGCGGGGGCCGAACCGTCGCCGCGGCCGCCCGGCGCCGGCTCGCCGGTCGTATCGCTGCCGGGCCCGCTATCTGCGCCATTGGCACCGGGCTTTTGCGGCGTGAAGCCGATCGGCGCCACATTGACCGGCTGGTAGAGCGTGTCGCCGCCCGGCACATCGGCGAGGCCCTCGCCGCGCCGCGCCTCGTTGGGCGTGTAAATCATGCCGACGACGCCGGTCCGCATGGCGGTGAGCCGCGTCTGGATATCGGCTTTGAGGAAGTGCGAATAATCGAACTCGACGAAATACTCGCTGTCGTCTTCGTCGATATTGCCGAGCTCCTCGAATTTCGGCACCAGGCGCTCGCACCAGCTCGAGATCACATCGTTGAGGTACATCTGCTGAAGCTGGACGAGGTCGCCGCGCTCAATCGTGAGCCCAAGCTTGAAATGCGGCACGCGGAAGCCGCGCGCGATATCCTCCAATGAGAATTCCCGGCTTTTCATGAACTCGGCATCGACCATCGTCATGCCGAGCGGTTTCCATTGCAGGCCCTCCTCGAGGACCGCGGTCTTGCCGGCGTTGCGCCAGCCGCCGTGCGATTGCTGCCAGCTCTCGCGAATGCGGTCGGCGACGCCCGGGCTGAGGCGCCGGTCGGTCTGCAAGACGCCCGAGGGGCGCGTGCCGGAGCCGGCCATGCGCGCGCCGTGCTGCTCCTGCGCCACCGAGAGGCCGATCGTCTCGCGCATCAGGCTCACGCGCGAGGTGCCGAGCAATGAGTGCCAGGTCTGCAGCCAGCGGACGTGCAGCATGTCCTCGGCCGCGATCATCCACGGCATATCCTCGAGCACCGCCATTTCGTGCAGGCCTTGCCGCGCCACGACATAAAACCATTCGCCGCCCGGTGCCTCGAGCAACGTCACGCGATCCGGGTGCACCGGCACGAGCTGTTGCGGGAAGCCGTTGCGGTCGCGCAGGATCACCGCATAGGCGTTTGACCGCAGCACCAGCGCGGCCATCGTCATTTCGATAAACTCAAAGCGCGTCTGCCAAGCGTTCGGCTTGCGCAGCAACCGCGCCAGGTAATGCTCCTTTGCGCGCACGCGCGCCTTGCCGCCGTTATCGAGGCGGCGCTGCAGGCCGATCGGCAGTTTCGCCACGTCCTCGGCGAGGATCGAGACGCACGTCATGACCGCGGTGTGCTGTAGCGCGGTGAGCGCGTTCACCGGCACGCCGGCCGCCGAGGCGGCCCACTCGCCCCAAGCGTCGAATAGCTCGGAACCAACGGCGTCGCTGGTGGCCGCCTTGCCAAAGATCCGGCCGAGGATCCCGCGGAACGCCATCAGTCACCCGCCCGCGCGAAGACCACCGCCGCAGCGATTAGAAAGAGGCCGCCGGTGATCCAGCCGGCCGGCGGGTAAATCTGCCAGACGCCAAATACCGTCGAGGCGGCGCCGCCGAGCCCCGAGAGTTCGCGCAGCACGACCGGCAGCACGCCGAGAGCTCTTTTCATCGACGCCGCTCCGCGTAAAACTTATTCGATTATCAGCAGGCCGCGGTCTTCGTAGACCGAGCACCCGTCGCCTTGCGCCGCGCGCCCGACCCCCATTGTGAGCGCCACCAAGGGGTCGATCCTGTTGGTCGCCTTGCGCTTGGAAAACCAGCGGTTTGCGAAAGCGTCGGACTCGACCGCCGCCGACATCATCGCCGAAATCAGCACCGGGCTTCGGCGCAGCCGGATCCGCTTGTCGAGGATCGCCGCCTCGAGCTCGTTGACCGAGCCGGGCATCCAGAGCCCCGACTCCTTCGCGCGGCGGATGCCGCCCTGCGGGTGTTCGACCTGGTCGACCGTCACGCCGAACTGTTCGAGCTCCTGCTCGAATTTGCCCCACGCATAGCGGTCATACACAAAGCATTCGACTTCGAACTCTTGCGTCACCTCGGCGGCGCGCGCGGCGACGAAATCGAAGCGGACGCGAGTTCCGGGAACCGCGTTGAGCCAGCCTTGCTCGACCCACAAATCATAGGGCGCCTGGTCGCGCAACGCGCGCTCGGCCAAGGTATCAGCCGGCGTCCAGGCCTCGACCCAGGCCGCGAAAGTCGGCAGGCGGACCATCTCGACCCGCCCGTCGGTTTCCCGCGGAACATCGACAAAGCCGGTCCGCACGACGACCGCGAGTGCGGTGAGGTCCTGCGTCGCCGACAGGTCGAGCGCGCCGATCGCGCGCTCGCCCAGGTATTCCTCGGTGTTGAAATCATCGAGGCAGGCCTCAAGCGCGGCGCGCGACATCCAGGCCTGCTCGGCATCCGTCCAGCGGCAGAAGTTGAGCCGCAGGATACCGTTGAGCTGCCCCGGGATCTGCTGCGCGCGGCTCACCAGCGCGGCCAGATAGTCAGGCTGCACGGTGATGCTTAGCAGCGGGTTCGCCTTTACCCAGCAGCTCGGGTCAGTAAGCGGGTCGTCTTTTTTGTCGAGCCCGCAAACATAGCTGAAAGTCTCGTCG